GGGATCAACAGGTTATTCAGTTCAAGGACACGTACCGCTTCCGGTACAAGACCAGTCACAGCATCCGAACGAGACTGTGCCGCCTGTGAAGCGTCAGCGAACACAATCGTGGCGCTGAGCATTTTCGTTGACGACTCAACCCCGGCAGTAATCACACCACCAGTCAACGGGTCATAATCCAATGCCGCCCACGCTGCCGCCTGAATGACGGTCGCATTCTTTAGCGCACCACCAATTTGTGTATCAGTTGCTAACCCGGTCAAAGGGTCCACATCGTAATACGCTTGACGTGTCGCCTCCAACACAAGAGACGTGGCAGACCGCAACAACACGGTCGCATTCGACGGTTCATCTGTTCCGGTCCATGCGGTCAAATCTTCAGGTGCAGCTAACGTTTCGGGGACAACAAAATTGCCGTAATACGCTGGCATAAAATGCCCCTCTACTTGACGCCGTACTGCTCAATAAGATCCTGTTTCGTCAACGCTTCCGCGTCATCCGGGGCCAGGGGGGAATCCGTGTGAGCGGACACATGCACAGCCCAACCAACCCATTCACCCTTAGAGGCGTACGGGGCAGGCTGTACACGTTCGGACTTCTCCCGGTAAGGGGTACCGTCCGCGTTTACACGCTTCAGGTACCCCTTCAGGAGACGGGCCTCAATCGGTTCGGAAAGAGGCAACGACATTTCGAAAATGCCGCCACCCTCCCCAAGAATGTGAACCGTCTTAGACATCAGGCGGAACGCCGCCCATCAACCGCGAACGCGGTAACGGTCATAATGACCGATGACTCCACGAGGTAGGAACCGTCAGCCTGCGCGAAACGCGCCGACTCAAACGGTCCAAGCCAAGACGTGCCACCGTTCGCGACAGTCGCCGTAGCAGCACCCTGCCCACTCGACGGCGCGAGCGGCTGAACACCACCGAGTACGGAAACCGTACCCGACCCACCAGACGCGTTAGAAACACGCAGCAGAACAACATTCGCGCCCTGTGAAGGGATAGTAAAACCGTTACCAGCACCAGCCACAGAGGCGGTACCAGCAGGGTCAGCCACGGCGTTAGCCGAAACAGGAGTGACACCCGTGAGGGCAGTCGGGGTAAGAGTTACACGAGCCATTAGCTAGTCCAACCTTTCTTACGCAGTGACCGTGACAAGCGCACTTGCCAGCGAGTCGGGGCGGACAACCTTCGCACCATAAAGGAACAAGCCCTTTACTGCGTCGGCAAATGAAGACTGAGGCCGGTAAGCCTCAACCTGGCTGATCTGCTCAGCGAACGTGAGAGCACGGTTGTTACCGGCAATCACAACCGAGTCAGAACCCGTAGTCGGCGTCTGGTTCGACAGCAGAATGTCAAAGCCTGCCGCACGGCCAACAACACCGTTACGCAAACCCTCAGACGTACCAGACTCGTTCACCTTCACAAAACGGCTGTCCTGAAGCAGGATGCCGTGAAGGTCCGGGCTGATAGCAACCGAACGGCCAGCGGTAGCAACATTTGCCTTGTCAAGCTTGACCTTCAGGCCGACAAGAACCTTGTTGTATGCGTCGTTAGGGGACGCAGCACTGACCGTGACAGCACCGAGCTGGTTAGCCGACTGAATGGACGTGTAGAACGAGCTGAGGTAACGGTCGATCTTGTCAGCCTCAGCAAACGCAGCCTCATCAAGCGCCTGAGGAATAACGTTCCCCTTCGCCTGACGGGCATCAACGTCGTCAACCTCGAACGCGAAATAGTCAGCCTGATCCACAACGAGGGTGCGCTGTGAGTCGTTGACCTGTTCCGGGGTGATGACTGTGGTGTTCGGCACGTACGTGTGAATGGCCGGACGCCCAATGGACGTGATGCGAACGGTATCGCCAGCCTGCGCGATCTCACCCTCGTAGTCACGGTTGATGAACGCTGAATAGATGAGACTCTGTCGGAGTGCTACGAGAAGCGAAGCACTCCAAATTTCGGGCCTGAACTTTGAAATCGCCATGACGATTCCTCTCTAATTAGGTCAGAAGGTGTTGAAGCTTCCCTGCTTTGAGGGCCGCAACTTTCTCTTCTGGGGACATGGCAGCGAGCTGCTGCTCTGTGATTTGGCCTGTTTCCCCGGTCCCGCCGAGTTCAGTTCCGCTCGCTGCTGCCGCCTGGACCGCTTTGAGTAATGGGTTAGCTGCAACAGCAGCCGTGATCGCCGCAGTTACAGCGGCACCGTCAGCAGGGTCCAGCCC